GAGTCAATGGATCGGTGACGGCGGCAGGGAGCATCCAGCGCCAAACGAAACCCGCCGGCAGCAACGCCTTGCCGTTGAATTTGGACATGGGAACCTTTTTTCAGCGGTTAACGGAAAGCCGGGAAGCAGACTCGAACTGCCGACCTGCTGATTACGAAAAATCGTCAAGTCGTTCGGCCCGCTCCGGCGCCTCTACTGTTATAATGTAATATACGTTATTTCGCCGCGAAAAAGCAACTTTTTTATTTTTTTAAGCCCCCGCGCGGCAAACGGGCGCCCTAACGGAAAAACGGCGGGAAGTAGCCCTGTTGTAGCCCTTTTTTCGCGTATTTCCGGGGGTTGTAGCACTTTTTGTAGCACTTTTCGCGGAGCATAAAACTTTCACTTTAAACCGCCGGGAGCGTCCACGCTTTTATAGCTCCGCCCCCTTTTCGCCCGCAATTCATCTAAGTGGCACCGGTTGCAGAGACTCTCTAAGTACGCGTCGTCGTACGGCGACAGCCCCCTCGCCCGCAGTTCTTCGACGGGGGGATTGTGGTGCACCATCTGCGCGGCGACCGCGAGCCCCCTCGCCCGGCACCGGCGGCAGAGCGGTTCGGCGCGCCGATGCCGCCGCGAGACCTCCGTCCACCGGCGCGAGGCGTAAAATTTTATAGATTCGGACGTCTTAGCCTCGTCAAGCGCGATAAAGGGCAGGCGACGCTCCTCCGCGGCGGGTTGGTGCTCAGGGCAATATCCCGGCTTGGCCAACAGCGCCGGACAGCCGGGGCGGCGGCACGGGGTCAAAGGGCGGTCGGGCATTACGCGCCCGCATACACGTATTGTGCCGAGGTGTTGCCGATGTCAAAAACCTCGGACGGATAGACGGCCTCAACGCCGCGCTGCAAAACGTCATACTGCCTGCCGGCGAGGGCGCTGGCGATTAATGATGACCAAAGGGTGCTCCCCGTGGTGATGTTCGGCTTGCTGTTGAATACGGCGATGGCCGGTCTGACGTTGCTCATCGCCAAATTATAGTTATCAGTGGAAGCTGATATGCGCGCCAATATCCGGCTTTTTGCCGGGGCGTACAATCTTAAGAGCGCATACGCGAAAACACGCCCCCCGCTTAAGATGAACATCTCGCCGCTACTACCGACAATCGCGCTTTCTATATTAAGCAGCGCCCCGGCCAACGCCTCGATATTGCCCTCTACACGGTTCAGGTCGCCCGCTTTAATCCCGTCGCCGGGCAGCCAGTCTGTTTTCGGTTCGGTCCACCCCATAGCTATTTTCTCCCTTCGTGTTCGAGACTGTAATGGTTCCCGTCGTTAAACCGCCCGCCCCACGACCCGCCGAGGCTCTCCCAGTACTCCCCCAGCGCCTTGTGGTCGTCCGTCGCGGTCAAATACTTTCCGCCCTTAAACAGGTTAAGATCAATCGCCAGCCCGATATAGTGCAGACTGTTTTGCTTGTGCGGCGCTTTCCCCGCCGCATTCCGGTAATCCGCCGAACTCAGCAGATCGCCGCCCGTCAGCTCGTAACCCAGCTCATACGCTTTGGCTATGAGCCGGCCGGCCATCCGCATAAATTTGCTCTGCTTCTCCCGCAACGTCATTTACCAGCCTCCTATGCTATGAGTTTATACAGTTAAAGATAAGTCTATCACCTTATCCGCAAAAGCTAACCGGCCCGATAACTCCGCGCTAAAAAGCGTTAACGCTTTTATTTCTTCGGTCAGCCGATTGATTTGGCCGTTGCGCTCGGCGATAGCCGTTTCCGCTCTCTCGCGCTCCGCGCATATCAGTTTCTTTTCCTCGACGATCGCGTCTACGCTCGCAAACCCTCTGCGCGGGTTAAACGACAGGACGTGCTCCACGCGGCAATCGCAGTCGCAGTAAATATCGAAGCCGGCGGAAGCGGCCCCCATGCAGAAGCCTATATCTTCGCCGATAAGCGCAACGCGCTCACCGTCTTTTATGTAACGGAAAGCTACGTCGCGATACCACGGGTATTCCGTTTTCTCGAAAACTTCGCGCTTAATCAGCGTGAACCCGCCCCCGACCCAATCGACTTTACGCAGTCCCTCCGCGTCGATGTCTATGAACGTGGACGGTTCCGCGAGCCCGTCGCCGTTATAATACCCGGCCACCGCTTTGCCGGGATCGACTCTATAGGCGTAGGCTCCGCCTACAATATCCTTATCGCGGCTTAACAGCCGCCGCAAATGCTCGGGCGTAAACGCGATATCGGCGTCCAGCGACAAATAAAAATCGAAACCGAATCCGCTTTGCCGGGCTAAGTCGCAGCCGCCTCCGTTGACTCCGGCGTTACGGCCGTAGGCTATGATGGAGCTTTGCGTTTCGCGGATATCTAAATCCCATTCTCCGCCCTTCAGCGCGTCTAAGCTCCGCCGCGTTTCCGGTGAAATCATTCCGTGATTAGGATAGGGCAGACAGATCCTAATTTTGGGCTTAACCGATGTCATAAGCCTACTCCTTTTTAAGTAAATGCGTTTCCGCTCGACATAACCCACTCGCCGATGGAGTTTACGTTATTATAGCGCAGTTGCGCTATGTTATTCCATTGTCCGGCGTAATACTGCTGAAATACCAACGTGCTGAAGGTTGACCCGGTACTATCCGCCTGAATGAAAGCTTTCCATGCACCGTTGCCGGGAGCGCTCCACGAAGCCGAACGTGCTCTATAAAAAGATATGCCTCCTCGGCTGAGGTCTATCGCCGTCGAATCGCTGTTACTGCCTCTTATGTTTATTTCATCCGTCCCTATCTTTACGGCCCTCGCCGCAGTGTTGGCGTAGTCACCCGCGTAAATAGAAGAACTGTTGCTCATCTTAAGATCGCCCGTCATGGTGTCGCCGGATTTTAAAACATAGTTGCCGAAAGGCAGCGAAAGCGCATAAGTTCCCGTATAAGACGTTCCCGATACGGTTGTCAGCCTGTGCACGACTCCGGCCGCCGATATTACCAAATCCCCCACCTTTATAGTGCGTCCTGAAATGACTGTAATGGCTATGTTGCTTGTCGTGCCGGACGTGGAGAGCGTCGTCGTTGTCGTGTAAATATTCAAGCCTTCCGCCCCCGGCGAACCAGTCGCTCCCGGCGATCCCGTTGCTCCAGTGGCTCCGGTGGCCCCGGTCGCTCCCGGCGATCCCGTTGCTCCAGTGGCTCCGGTCGCTCCGGTGGCTCCAGTGGCTCCGGGCAGGCCCTGCAAGTTCTCGCTAAGTTCCGTTTCGATCCTTAAGTCGCCGCCGCTATCTGTAACCGAGCCTATAACATCGCCCGTCAGTTCGATTGTACGGTTCAGCTTATCCTGCTTCGCCGCCAAATTCTCAGGCAATCCGTCGACATCGCGTATAACGTGCCGATGCGCGGACGGCGTAAAAGCGTCCGGCTTATTCGTCACCTCGTTCCATGTGGTGCTGTTCGCCCCGCCCGAAGGCATAAGGTTGGTCGCGTCGATGTTTTCCGACGTGTTGCGCGTCCCGCCGACTTTGCGCAAAGATATTGACTGGCGCAGCCCCCCGTCGCCGGACAGTTCCGTACTGATTCTGTTGATTACATAATATCCCTTTACATCTAAACCTTTCTTTTTGAATTCGGGCAGTTCCACGATCATCCCGGGTTTTAGCGTAACGTCCCCGAAAGCGTCGATCTCCATTTCCACCTGCTGCCCGCTGAAGGCCTTTATGATATTCTCGGCTATCGCCTTCGCTTGCGCTTGCGTCTGTATCAACTGATTTTCCGTCAACTCAAACTCTATTTTGCCGTAGTCGCGTATGGACTGTTCGTTTATGAGGATAACGCGCTGCGTTTCCGTATTTTCCGCCGGTTTCGCTTTACCGTCGCCGTCGGTTTCGTACCGCAGAAACGGCACCGATATATTGTTGGCGATATTCGACCGCTTTATGCTGTACTGCTGGCTTTCCATATCGTCCAAGCTGAAAGCATACGCGGCGCGCGCGTCCCCCTCAGACGGATATATCGCGCTTAATTTCTTTATGCGCAGTATATCGTTGCAATCGTAATTTCCCCTGTCGGCCGCAACCGCCCTTTCTTCATCGGCGGGGGAATCCATATAGGCGGCGCACATCCCCGCGCCGGCAATGTCTTTTATGCAGTCGAAATAAGACTGCGCCTTGAAAAAGCCGAGCGGTATGATATCGGCCTTCAGCCTCTCGTCGATATCATATTCCATATCCGCCATGCTCGGCAAAGTGTCGCGCAAATCCGACAGCAAAGCGTCGGCCATATCGTAAAGGGAGGCGTTAACCCAAACGCTGCGCTCCGCTACGCCGTCATTGCGGTATACGTTGCCCAAGCCGTTATAACTTACATCTTGCAGCAGCCCCAACCGGTCCCTCGCGACGGTGGACGCGCCGCTCCCGTAGATGTCGACGCTCCAGTCGTCCGACCAATACACGCCTTTCGGCGCGGTTTCTCCGTCAAACCCTATAAACGGGTCGATGCGCCTATTCGCCCGGGCGACCGTAGACAGTCTGCTGTTCGTGTTGCCGCTCGTGAAAGCGTCGTCTATGTTTTGCAGCGTAATCGACAGCTCGTTCGCGGAAACCGCGCCGACAGGCAGCGTAGCGACGGATCCGTCCGTTTCCTCCAATAAGCTTAACGACATTATATCGTCGCCGTCGTATTCCTTCCGCAGCGCGGCGGCCAGCGACTGTATCTTTACGAACGCGCCCGGCTTCGACCATTTGCGTATCTGTAAACGTGCGCCAGCCGTATCGGGGACGATTGCGGGGAAAGAAGCTACGCGCGACAGCGCGGCATTGCCGGATACGGTCAATACCGCGTCGTTACCGTCGCCGTCTTTAGCCGTGACGTATTTTCCGTCGCCGTCCAAAGTTAAAAACGTAAGGGTAAAGTCGACAGGGTATTCGGCATACGCTTTATCGCCCGTTACGGTTAACGCCTGCAGCGGGCTCGGCGTCCAATAAACGGTTATAGCCGGAGGCGCGAGCGGGTTAAATTCGCCGGATTGCCGCGAAAGCGCGTTCCCGTCGCCGTACCACCCCACCAGCAGCCCGCGCGTCAGGTTTATATTAGGTTCAGGCATCGCGACCATATCGTTTAATCGCGGATAATCCGCGCCCGGATAGTCGAGCTCCGTCATGCAAAACGCCCATCGGCGCGGAATGCCTAAGCCTAACACGGTCTGGTCTTCGATACTCGCGCGGTTGCGCGTAGTTACGGAATGCACCTCCGCCTTATCGACGGAGTTCCCCGCCCACGTCAAATTCAGGCGGACGCACGGTCTGCGGACGGTGCGCTTCGCGGCGGCTTGCAGTTCGGCGGCGCCCACGCTACACCTCCGCCGCCGTCAGAGAGATGCCGTCGTACATGCCGCCGCCGCCGCCGAACGGCGGTGCCAGCACACGCAACCCGTAGGCCACGGGCGACAGCAGCACACGGTAATCCGGCGAAATCAATCCGCTCACAGCATCGTAAAATATCCGCATAATCAGCACCCTGTCTATACGCGGATTAACCCAGTCGATTAAGGGCTGCAGCACGTCAAGCCCTATGTCTTTATATTGGATGTCCCACTTCTTTTTCAAGGTCTGCACGTCGCGGCGCAGCTTGCCCGACAACGCCCGCCCCTCGACGGACAGCATCTCCACGCTCTCGGTGACGGCGCGCCCTATAGACGGGAGCGTGAACGAGGAAACGCCGTCGTTGAAATCGATACGGGTTATGTTACCTAAATAGAGCATATTCACGCGCCTCCCGTGCGCTTGATTTCCGCCGCGCGGATCGGACGCAGCCGCCGCTCCAGCTCGCGGAGCCCCGCGTCGTTGCCGATGAACGCGCCGAGGTTCAAAGTGACGCTCCCGCCGCCGGAAACCGCCGCCGGAGCCGCCTGGCGGCCGAGCGCGTCGATTAGACGGTCGGCCAAACGGTCTACCCCCGTTTCCATCGGAAGTATCAGCTCGTCCTGCCGGCCCTCGCCTATTTGTCCGACGACGCCGCCCCGCCCGCCCTGGATGAGCGCGCCCGCCTCGAACGGCTCCGGCGCCGTCGCTATGGCGGTGACCTGCGCCGCGCCCAACGCTCCGACCGTCGCGGCCATTATCGGCCCGACTATAGGCCCCATCTCGGCCAAAGCCTTGACCACCGCCCGCGCCGTATCTATCGCCGCGCTGAATATCCCGATGGCTTTGTCGCGCGCCGCGTTATCCTTTTGGATCCGCAGCTTCTTTGCATCTTCCTCATCGTCGAGGGCGGCGAGACGCTTTTTGCGCTCCTCTTCGTCATCAATGTTCGCTTCGATGTAGGCGCGCCGATCTTTGTATTCTTTCGATAGACGCTTTTCGTCGTTCGCCGAAAACATCGACATCACAGAGCCGATTTTGTTGACCGCGCCCACGGTCGCGTCCGTCCACGCCGCCACCGCCTGCTTGCGCTTCGCCGCCATCGCGTCCTCCGCTTCGGCGTTGATGCGCTTGCGCTCGTTCGCGTAATACTCCTCTATCCGCGCGGAGTCCGCGCCGGTCTCGGCGGCGACGGCGAGCTCTTTGGCCGCCTCTACTTCGAGCGCGGCAAGCTGCGCGTCGAAACGGTTTTCCATGCCGGCGATTTTCTGCTGCGTCAGCTTGTCGTCCCAACGCAAGTGCAGCTCCTCGATCTCCTTCAGCTTCTTCTCCTCGGCCTCCGCCTCTTTCCGCGCCTCCTCCTCTAATTTCAGACGCTCCTCCTCCAGCCGGGCGGCTTCTTTTTCGGCGGCTTCGTCGGCGAGCTTTTGACGCTGCGCGTCGTAATGGCGGCGGATGTCAGTAAGCTCTTTTTCCCTCGCGCCGAGCTTCTTCGCCTTTTCGATTTCCAACTCCTCCTCGTAGTCAATCAGCGTCTTCGCGTCCATTTGCATCCGCGTGTAAGCATCGTTGTGGCCGTCTACGAGTTGATTCAACTCCTGCCGCCGCGCGGCTGCGGCGCGTTGGCGTTCCTCGGCTTCTTTGGCGAGGCGGGCGCGTTGGAGATCGGTCATCGCCGCAACTTCCTTTCCCGCATCAACCGTCTTTTTCAGCGCCGTAACCCCGGCGAGCTTTGCGCGGACATTTTCCTCCGTCGCCTTCCGCTCCGCGTCCGTCATCGCCGCAAGGCCTTGCGCGGCGCGAGAATGCTCTTTAATAGCGACTACCGCGCCGTAGTGCGCTTGTGTCAACCGCTCTAATTCGGCGGGGTCAAAGTCTTTCGTGCCTTTTAGTTTCTCGTATTCTTTGACCGCTTGCTCTGTTAGTCTTACCTGCTTCATCAACGCTGCGTTGGATTCCCTTATAGCGTCGGCCTCGGCGGCGAGTTCTTTGGCCCTTTTAAGATCTTCGAACGCTTTAATTGTCGTATATATCGCTAAGCCGAGCGAGGCGAGGGCAGCGATAATAAGCCCCGGGTTAGCCGCAAGAACTACCCACGCGCCCTTTATTATGGTTATCAGCGCAGATATAGCGGGCGTTAGCATACCTATCAAGGCCAACAAGCCTTTAAGCCACATCGTGAATTTACCGGCAATCAGCAAAGCGGGCCCCGCCGCCGCAACAACCCCGCCTAGTATAATAACAGTTTTTTGCAATAAGGGATTAAGTTCGTTAAACCACGCCGTTAAATCCTTAATCTTGTCGGCGACTTGTTTTGCTACGGATACCGCCCTCTCCATCATCGGAGCCAATTGATCTCGCAATATGGGTATAAACGCATTGCCTATCTGCATACCCAGCATCGAAAAATCTTTTTTCAGGTTGTCAACCGACAATCTAAACTGATCCGCGTCTTTTAAGGCCGCTTCGCTCATTACTTTTCCGGTATCATGCGCCGACTTACGCACCGCGTCGAGTTGCTCCGATGTCATAGACAGTATCGGCGCGACATCTTTGAGCTTTTTGCCGAATATATCGGAGGCTATGGCGTTGCGTTGGTTTACATCCTCCACCTTGTTTAAACTGCCGATTATCTCGGGCAGCAGGTCATCCATGCTTCGAAGGGAACCGTCGGAATTCGTGACGGATATTCCGAGCTTGTCCATCGCGACAGCCGCTTCTCCCGTACCGCTTTGAATGTCGGTTAATTTAGGGGACAGCTTTTGGACTGCGGCGAGAAATGCATCGCTGGAAACGCCGGCGGCGCGAGCTACCTGCTCGTACTCTTGCAGCGCATCTGTGGACAAGCCTGTCGCTTCGGACATTGACATTAATTCGCTTGCATACGCGCCTGTCTTTAGCGCGAGCGCGGCGACGGCGCTTCCGGCGGCCGCGAGCGGCACGGTAAAAACTTTTGACATCAGGGTGCCGACGTGATTAAAATCCTTCGCCATCTTCGTCAGCGTTTTGGCCAGCTTTTCGCCCGCCTCCCCGAGGGCTTTAATGTCCCTCTTTGCAACATCGCCGCCCTTTACGCCGATCTCGCCGAACAGCCTGAAAATCGCCGCGCCATCCGATATTTCACCTGCCATATAACGCCTCCCGTTTTTGGGCAAAAGAAAAGGGCGTACCGATGCATAGGCACCAGTACGCCCTTTTTATTTGCGCGATCGGGTAGCTAATCCGACTGCGCCCGTCGATTAAAAAATTATTTTCTTACCTTCTGCTATCGTAAGTAGTTATATAATAAACCCAACCTTTTTTTAGCTTTTCTTTCTCAAGCCATTTATTGTTCGATTCCATAAACTTTATAAAGACGTTAAGTACATAAGTAAGAGCTTTTACAAAAAGAAGAAGGAGATACAAGCAACCGTACAGTATCGGCATCACAATATAGGCCAATATTACAAGCAGTACAAGACCTATTATTGTCCACGCAAAAATATTATTGAGTAAGGCATCCATGGTACGTCCCTCCCTACTCTAAATATAGCATCCCGCCCCCGAAAAAACCATACTTTTTTAGTCTTTTTCGCCCCGCCTTCACAACGCCCTTGTCTTTTAAGACCGGCCTTTCTCCATTAAATCGAACATTTTCATCGCTACCTGCTTCATAGCTTCTTCGGGGACGGGCACGTCGGGCTGAATCTCAAGCTTTGCCGCGACGTATCTTTTGTTGGTGTCGTCCCAGCAATACACCTTGTCCCCGATCACAACGCAGCACTTTAAAACCGGCATGGATAACCTCCTTGATTTCGTTTACGGACGGCCGTCGGGGCCGATATCGCCTCGCTTATATCAATATAACGCTTTCCGCGCCGAAAAGTCAAATATTATTTTTTTTCCCGCGCCGCCCCCTCTGCCACCTTATCCGCCCAGGCGAACAGCTCCTCCGGCTTCGCGTCCCGCCCCCGCGCCGTTTCCGGCTCGATCAGCCCGTAATGCCGGCAGAAGTCGCCCCACGTCTTTCTGTCGCCCGCCCCCTGAAGCCAGGCGGTGAACGCCGCGTACCGCATCGCCGCCTCCGCCTCCCGCCGCCGGTCGCGCATGGCCGCCTCCGACCTCTCGAAGAAGTCGGAGAACGGCAGCGCGCGCAGTTCCGCCGAAGACAGACGCCACGTAACGAGTACGGCGTCTATCCTTTCTCGGTAATTATCCCGGAACCGCCGATCTTGCTGAACAGCCGAGAGGCACGTAAGAAAAAATCTTTAGACTCCGGGCGGGCGGCTATCTCCTCGACGGTGTCGAGCAGTCGTTCGGGCGGCAGCGCGTTGTACTCCTCGGCCGTCATCTCGTTCAGGCTCGCGAACCAGCCGACTATCTTATCCCTGCATTTGGCCAAGCATACGCCGAGAAGGTAGTTTGCGATCGCGAGGCCGCGCCCCTCGTCCGGCGGGGCGGCGGAGCCATCGGGGGCCCCGCCGTCAGCCTTCAGCAGGCCGCCCAGCCCGCCGCCGTTCTCCGTCACGGCGGCGAAGATGTCGGCGACGGCGAAAACATCGGCTACTGTATAGGCTCTCATTAAATCGGCGCCCTTTCCGGCATGATGATCTCCCACGGCTCGACGTCGATGTTCTCCGGGTCGAACATGCCTGTAAAGGTTATGGCGAGGACGGCCTCGTCCTGGTTGGCGAAGTTCATTTCGAGGCTGCTGTTCGCCATTGCGTTCTTGATCACGCAGATCACGGGCGTGGTCGTCCCGGAATACTTGGAGACTATAGCGACGTCGCCGTAGTCGAAATCCGGGAAGGCTTTATCCATGACGCGGCGGATGGTGTACTGCATCTCGCCGGCCACGGTTTGGCCGGGGCCGGTTTGGGCGGGCGCGCCCGCGCCGTAGTCGGCGCCCGGCACGGCGAGCTTGAGGAGGTCTTTGCTGATCTCTATCAAGTTCGCGGTGAGCGACACGTTCACGCTTATCGGCCGCCTCAGCCCCGCTATAGGGCCGTCCACGCCGTCAACGGGCACGTCGCGCCACTCCGTTTCGACGGTGAAAGTGTTGCCGCCCCGGCACGCGCCGAGCTTGGTCTGCGGCTTCTGCGGATCGGTCGAGCCCCAGTTCAAATAAATGACGCCCGCGTCGAGCACCAGCCTCTTGGCCGTGTCTTTCGTGAGCCCCGTTTGTCTTCCGGCCATAATCATACCCTCCTTTAAAGGTTAATCGTAGATTTCCTCTATCGCTCTCGCGTCGAAGCGCAAATGAACGCGCCCCAGCGTCGAATCGCTTTCAAGAAACGTCTGTCTGTCGCGGAACCATACGCGCAGGCTCATGTACCCGCTGCCGCCGCCGTCGAAAATTTGAAGGTTCAGCAAATCCTTTACGCGCTTCGACGCGCGGCGCATCGGACGCTTGTCTTCGATGTCGATCTCGACATCGAAGACCGCGACCGCGCCGTCCTCTTCCATGCGGTCTTCGGCGGCCGCCACGATGTACGGGCACTTCGCGCCGACGGGCGCGTTGTCCGTGTACACGCCCGTGCAGTACGCGCTTATCTCCGCGTCGGCGGCGAGGATGTCGGCGATGACGGGCGCGATCATACGTCCCTCTGTTCCGACAGGATGGCCTTTACCTGTCCTTTAGTGTTTTCAAACGCCGTCGATAGGAACGGGTGCGGCTTCGCCCTTTCTATTTTCTGTCCCTTTTTCGGGCCCCGCGACGCGATTATGTCGTGGCCGTGCTCTACAAGCCAGGCGTGCGCCGCCGTGCGTTTCCCGCCGCTTTTCACCTCGCCCCTCGGAGCTTTGACGCCTATCCGCGCGTATGTACCCTTGACTTCTTTTTTAAGCCCCGCTTTCAAATTGCCGGTTATCTCCTGCGGCGCGCCGCCCGACGGGCTGTTCAATATGCGTTTGGCCTCTTTGAGCACGACGGCGGCCGCTTTATTGACAAGCTTCCGGTTTTCGGCCTTAAGCTGTTTTTCGATCTTCTTCATATATGATTTGAATTCGAATCCGTTCATTTTCTTTGCCCCGGCCTTATTTCCCGCGTGACGATTGTTTTGTCCCGCCGCCGCTCTTCGTCGCGCCGGACGGTCATAACCTCGAACCGCCGCCCCTCGAACTCTATCCAATCCCCCTCGCCGACTTCGACCGAGCCGTCCACTGTTATGCGGTGGGTGGCGTCCACCGACACCGCTTGAAACTTTACGCGCTGCGTCTCGGTCAGCGGTTCCACGCCCGCCCAGTAGGGGCCGCTCGGCGCGGCCGACGTCTCGGTGAAGCCGCCCGCCGCCCGTTCGCGCGACACGCGCAGCACGGTTATCCTCTTCCGCCGCTCGGTGGCGCGGCCTTTTTCTTCGCGTTTCCTGAATGGCATCGAATTTCCTTTGCGGCGTTTATTATATTTTTCACATTGTCGCGTTTATACGTATTAAACGCGTGGATCGAAACATAAAAACAGCCTATACGGGTCGATTAAATTATAAAAAGCCTTCGGCAAATCGCTCTCCCCTTCGCGGTTGCCGTAGCAGTGCGCCACGTACAGCAGGATCGCGTCCCGTATCGGCCCCGGCACGTCGGACGGGCTGTCGCCGTAACCCGCGACGTACTTGATGCGCACCGCGTTCGCCGTTATCGACGGCAGTATCACCCTGGCGGGGCTCCCCTCGTTATTAAAGGTTACTTTGTTCACGTCCACCGTCTCGGCGTCCACGGTGATGCTTACGAGACGCTGAACCGGCGAGCGCGGCAGCTCGACGACGGCGGGCCCTACGCCGTCGAAGCGCAGCGCCCACGTCTGAGTCGTCAGCGAGCGGCGGATATAGTCCTCCGCCTTGCGCCGCCCGGCGGCGATCCGCGCTTCGAACCACGCGTCCTCGATTCCGGCGTCGGCATGGCATTGGACTAACGCCTCCTCGAGGGACACTGGTTCCGCGCTCGGCGGAGTGACTAAGGTGATGTAGCGCATTTTACTTCTTCTTCCCCGCCTTGACCGCTTCCGCGTTTTCGGGCGGCGTAAGCTCCGTCGCCTTTTCAGGCGGCGTGAGCTCCGTCGCGCTTTCGGGCGGCGTAAGCTCCGTCGCTACTTCGCCGCCGACGACTTTCAGCCCGCGCAGAAAATCCGCGCGCTCCGGCGTAAGGGCCACCTTGCCGCCCCGGTTGTACTCTACCCCGTCGTCCTTGTTAATGAACGGCAGGAGAACCTTGTAAAAAGTTTTCATGCTTTTATCCTCTCGTTTGATATTTAAAGAAGNCGGGGCCGGCGNAGAGCGGGCCCCGCCGTTTAGGTTAAACCGTCGTCGGATTCAGGGCGATGAACGGCGAAACCGTCGTGACCTTGTCTTCCAGCGTCAGCGGCCCGTTGAGCAGCGCCGCGCCGTCCACGTTCCACCAGGCGTATATGCGCGTGGTGGCGTTCACCTTCTGCGTGTACGGGTCTATAAAGATAGACAGCGGCGACCCGTCCTTGATCGCGTAGTAGCTCAGATCGACGAGCATCAGGTCGCCCTTCGCGCCTATCGCCGGCTGACGCTGGTTCTCCACCAGCGGCAGGCCCAGCAGCGTGGAGGGCGCGCCGTCGCGGGCGGACGGCTGCCAGATGAGATTCCCGGCCGTGTCATTGATCTGCATGAGCGCGGGGGCGATGGTCTGGTTGGCCAGCCACACGTAGCTGCCCCGCATCCTCCGCGCGTACATGTTGATGATGTCCTGGTAGGTTATCTGCCCGACGGTCTGCCGCCCTATCGCGATTGTCGCGGGGCTGTTCAAAAAGCCTCGCGGCTTGCCGGTCGCCGCGCCGGCGGGGCCGCTGATGAAGGCGTCCTCTTCCGCGGCGATGATCGCCTGGCGCAGGAGGCGGGAAACGAGCTCGCCGGCGGCCGCGCTGTTGCGCAGCAGTTTGTCGGACACGTCTATCCACCCCGACACCTCTTTGGGCTCCAGCTCGATCTGACGGACGGAGGGGCTGCCGGCGGTGAGGCGCGGCCCGAGCTCGCCGACCCAGTTGACCGTCACGCCGGAATACACGCCCTTCGCGCCGGACTGGTCGAGCGCGACAAGCGTGATCTTCGAGTCGGGCGGATCCCCCGCCGGAATCACCGTCGCGCGCAGCCTGACGACCGCCTCCTGCGGCGTTATGGCGCGGAGCGTGAAATCAAACTGCTGCGGCACCATGTAGCCGACGGAGGGCCCGTCGCCCATCGTAGTAACCGCGCGCTGCTGCAGCTTGCCGGAGTTCGGGCTGAAACGCACCTCCTGCAGGAACTCCCCGAAATCCTTGAAGCCGCGCGCCTCCGGCTCGGCCGCGGCCGCTCCGACGGTCTCGGAGCCAAGTATATAATTCTTTTTTTTTACCACATCACCTATGCCATATATTATATTAAGGCTGTCGCCATCTTAGGCATATTTTTTTAATTTTCACTAACACGGGAGCTTAAAATGCAAGAAGATTCAAAACCTCAAGAAGTCCCACCAATAGTTGAAATCGCTGTGAATCATCTATTTATGTGCATGTTGGTGTTACCCATGGGATTTCTTTCATTTACACTTGTGAAAATGCCTATGACATTATTTGAAACAACATTAAAATCGTTTATTTTTCTAGAATGTCTCTTAATTGGTACTATAGTCGTTATATTGCTTTTATCAACAATACGCGTATTGTTTCTAAAAAGCGCAGTTTTTGTTAAAAATGAAAATATATGTAGACCTCCCCAAAATAAATTTTTGGAAATGGCAACAAAAAGTATTACGGTGAATATTCCTGTGTTTTTATTTGTGTTATTGTTTATAGGTATTCTTTTTTTGAGTGTTATAGGTGGTGGTATTGAAAAAATGGTTATTAATATTGCCGGTGGTGTAGTAAATAAGTAGGCTAATATGAATTGCTACCCACTGCCATTAAAACCAAGTTACCGTTTGGGACTTCGGTACCAGATGGGTTATTTTTTTGCAACCACCACCGCCCATAGTGTATATTCAAATATTATATATATGTGCCAATTTCAATATATAGGTAAAGGACGTTTTCAATGACAATCGAGCGTTTTTCAGAAACACTAACTCTTAGCGAGATGAAATGCACCCTCGGTGATAACGGTTGGGGGGCAGTCTACCCACAGGGAGATGTCCCAAACATCAAAGATATTGACCAACTGCTAAAAAAAGCCGGGGGCAAGCCCAAACACTGCCTATTAGATGACTATACGCTGGGCGGCAACGGTAAGGCCAAACCAGAGTACATCATCACCTTTAATGACGATATTCATACGATTATTGTTGTGGAATGTAAAAACACCGTCAAAAAACATCAGTCGGAAAACCTTGATTGTCCGAACGGGTACGCCGTAGACGGCGTTCTTTATTATGCCAAATTTCTTAAAGAAAAGTACAATGTAATAGCAATAGCGATAAGCGGAACGACCAAGGAAACGATAAAAGTAGACGCTTTTTATTGGGGCAAGAAGTTAGCAACCTATGATTGTGAACTACTCAAAAAATCAAAAAACATTATTTTAGAGCCAAAAAACTATATTAAACTCCATAAAGGGGAAAGCCTCCAAAAGGAGTATTCACTTCGCGAGATAAGCCTATTAGCAATAGAAATGCACAATTCTTTGAGGGCGATAGCCGTCAGAGAAGAGCACAAGCCCATTTTTATCGCCGGTGTCCTTATTGCTCTTTCAGATGATGAATTTTGCAAGATATACCCAAATCTGCCATCATTCAAGGCTGTAATGCAAAACGTTCAATCAACAATAGAGGCCGTCTTAACAGACAATGAAATAAAGGATGATCGGCGTTCTTATATTAAGATCATTTTCGATATATTGCGTGGTAATACAAAATTTGCTGGTATTCCTCTTATTGAGGAGAAATCTATTCTTTGGTATATAAGAGAACTAGAAATGAAGATTAAGCCTATGATGGACTGCGCCGACAATTCGCTTGACGCGCTCGGCGTATTCTATCACGAATTTATCAAATACTCTGGCGGGGATGGCTCAGGTCTTGGAATTGTCATAACCCCGCAACACCTTACAGAATTTATGTGCGAATTAGCGGACGTAAATAAAAACAGTACGGTCGTTGATATATGTTGCGGCTCAGGGTCTTTCCTAGTAACAGCTATGTCCAAAATGTTTAAAACAGCAAACCCGAAAGAAACTAAAATAATCCGAAAAGAACAGCTTTTCGGTGTGGAACAAGATGATGGTATGTATACCCTTACCATTACAAACATGATTATTCGTAAGGACGGTAAATCAAATATCATTAAAGGTGATTGTTTTGATCCTAAAACGGTCAATGTGTTAAAGAGTAAAAAGATAAATGTTGGGTTGATGAATCCGCCATACTCACTAAAAGGGGACGAGGGTAAAAAAGAGCTAGAATTTGTCGAGCAGCTTCTTGAGATACTTGCTGTTGGTGGAAAAGGTGTCGTTGTGGTTCCGATGTCTTGTGCCATCGGAACAAAATTTAAAGCTATTCGCGAGAGATTATTTCAAAATCATACGCTTCGGGCCGTTTTCAGTATGCCGGACGATATTTTCTATCCAACGGCGGGTACTAATCCTTGTGTTATGGTTTGGGAAGCCCACAAACCTCACGATAGCAAACAAGAGACGTTCTTTGGGTTTTGCAAGAATGACGGCTTTGTGAAGCGCAAAAAACTAGGGCGAATCGATGATTATGGTCGATGGCCAGATATTTTAGCGAATTGGTTAAAACTATACCGTAATCGTGATGTTGTAGACGGTCTTTCCGCTCGTGCTTGTGTTACACATGAGGATGAGTGGCTTTGTGAAGCGTATATGAAAACAGATTACAGTATACTAACAAAGGCGGACTTTCAGAGTACAGTTAATGATTATTTAGCATATCTCGTGAAAGCAGGTGAGGCGTATGAACCTTGATACCATAAATTGGAAAGAATTTAATGTCGGGAAATTGTTTGCTTGTTCGACAACCGCACCCATACTTGTTACGGAAGCAGGTAAAACCCCATACGTAACAAGAAGTGCATTAAACAACGGTGTTAGTGATTACGTGTCAGAAGAAAACGATATGCTAAATAAAGGTAATTGTATAACTATTGGCGCAGAGGGTAGAGTGGCTTTTTATCAGAACAACGATTTTGTGGCAGGTATTAAGGTTTACGTATTACGGCACCAAAAATTAAATCAGTATAATGCGCTATTTGTTTGTACGGTTTTAAATGTCTCTTTGTACAAATATAGTTATGGCCGCGCAAGAATACTACAAAAAATCGAAGCAGAAATTATAAAATTACCGGTTGACAGTGATGGCTCGCCGAATTGGGCTTATATGGAGAAATATATCAAAACTCTACACCATAAACCAATAACAACAACGATTAAACAAAAAAACATTCCACCGCTAGATATTATTAATTGGGAGCCATTTCTATTGGATGATTTATTTACTTTTCACAAGGGTTGCCGACTAACAAAGCAGGATATGATAGACGGCCAGATCAATTTTCTAGGCGCTATCAGCGAAAACAATGGCGTTAGACAAAAAATAGATGTCGAGCCTATGTATAAACCTAATTGCATAACCGTAAATTATAACGGAAGTGTGGGCGAAGCATTTTATCAACCAAGCCCATTTTGGGCATCCGACGATGTAAATGTTCTTTATGCAAAGGGGTGGACGCTAAATAAACATATCGCCATGTTTATAGCGACCGTTATTAAAGCAAACCGATATAAGTTCAGTTATGGACGCAAATGGACACTGGACAAGATGAAAAAAAGTGCTATTAAGTTACCGGTCACAACAAAAGGCTCACCAAACTGGGATTATATGGAGAAATACATTAAATCCTTGCCATATAGCGACAGAATATAAAGAAAACGAGAATTTTCTTATAATTATATATTGACACTTGTATGCCCTTTTTTTTGCATTCGCTGGGTGCTAATTTGTGAGAGTTCCGTTTATGTCTTTTCTTCTGTCAAAAACCGTCCCGCTGTATTGCACATTGTTAATAGGCAGGGAGACAATGTTATTGATAATATAATGTATTTCAGTAGAAAATTCAAGAAAAATTTGAAATAAATATAACTTTAGTGTTGCTATAAATCAGTTCTCGTCATCCGTAGTCTTTCGGTCGTATGGGTGCCCCGTAACCGCCTCAATTATGGAATGAAAGCCATAATAACGTGTCGAACCGTCAATGCATCGCTGCCAATCTGGAAAGATGTCGTCAAGATTCTCCCAAACTGTTAATACCGCCTTACTTTTACTACGATTATTAGCGATGTTAAGCGGAGGTCTTATTCTGTCTATGAGATAACCCTCCGCTTTGTTCGCCATTAAATCACAGCCAAATTCCATAATTAATATTTTTGATATTCTGTCAAAGTCCATGGGTATTAAAGAATCTTTATGCCTCCGATATTTATGATACTTAAGTCTATCTATAATATTCTTGGTACACCCTATATATATAATTTGTTTACCGTAATAAATCGCATATACTAATCTATTATGCCGATAGTAAAAGTTCATGGGATGTCGTGTTTTATCTCGCATTCTTTTTTTGCACGCAGAGCAAAAAGTACCGCAATCATCATTAGATATTAGCCAGGTCTGCAGTATTTCATCAGGTACCTTCCTTACGGGGCCGACACTATAATCATAGGGTATTATTGCTTTTGTACTCATAACGTCTCACAATAGAAAATTTTCAGTCCGACGCGCCGCTTCGGTTTGGGCGGTATGATCATCGCCCTGGCCATAGCGTTGACGGCGGCGGCCGCGGGGTCTATGCGGTGCCGCGCGCGCCCTTTGTCGAGCATAATGTTTTCGTTGCGGTCCGTCCGCGTCACCGCGTTGTACATCGCCCACGTCAGCACCGGGTCGCCGTTGTGCGTCAAACGCCCGGAGTACACCGCGTCCCTGAAGACCTTCGTCGGCTCGCCCAAAGTCAGCGCGCCCTGGCGGATATTGACGATGGTTTTGCCGCTGTTCTGCAAATCCGTGCTGAGGGCGGTGGCTCCGGCCATGTCGAGGCAATACTCCGCGCACACCCACCCGCGAGCCTCGCAGGTTCGCAGCGTATAGTCCATTACGGCGCGGTAATCCACGACCGAGCCTTCCGTCGCGGTTATGCGGCCTTCGCCGCGCCAAACGTCATACGGCACTTTGTCCGTATCTATTTTCGCGAGAAGCGTGTCTTCCGGCATGAACGAATGCGACAGCACCGCGTAATTGCGCGCGTCGCCCTCCATCCAGGGGAACACGAAGGACACCGAAGTCAGATCTATGGTCGCGGACAAGTCAACCCCTATGTAACACAGCCCCGCCGCTTTGTCCGCTATCGTAGCGAGCACTTCGTCCGGCGGACGGGCGCGCGCCGCCCAGCGCGTCATGTCCATGTATCCCGACGGTCTGTCCATTACCCACACGTTATACGTTTTGGTCAAAACGTTGCGCATCTCCTCGGGCTTTTGCCGCGCCGCCTTCGTCACGATATGGATGTGCTCCCTGACGACGGCGCTGTGCCCGGTCACCGGATGCGTTTTCATCACGGCGGCCTCGCCGCCCAATTCGTCGATAATGCCGCCCGGCGCTATTTGCCGCCCGTCTTCGGCCGTCACCGTTTCCGTCGCGTCGTTACGGTCAAGCTCGCAGATCATGGCGAAATACCGATCGTCGTTGACGGGGCTGTTCGGATCCAGCACTTTGGAGGCGTGGTCGTATTCCACGCGGTAGCACGGGTTGTTCAGTTCAAAGCCGGCCGTGGTGATTATCGAAAGGAGCGGGTTGCGGCGCGTTTCCATGCCGGAGAGCAGCACGTCGTAGTATTCCGCCGTTTCGTGGAGATGGTATTCGTCGAGCACCGCGAAATGCGGGTTGCTCCCGTCGCCTTTTTTGCTGTCGTCTTTGGACAGCCTCGCGAAGAACGAACCGCTTTTCTTGTGGCGGATCGTCTTTTGCTGGCATCCGGCGTCGAATTTGCATTCAAACGAATCTTTGAGTATGCTGTTTTCGTAGAGCTTTTTGGCCTCGTCCCAGACGAAGCGCGTTTGCTCCCGCTTCGTGGCGGCGACGTAGGCCTCGGCCATCGGCTCGCCGAACGCGGAGATCTCGTAGAGCGCCTGGATGGCTTTATCCTGGCTCTTCGCCTGCTTCCTGGCTAACTGCTCGTACATCCGCCTGAAGCGGCGGGCCTCCGTCTTTCCGTCTATCCACCCGTAAATATTCCCGTAGACGAAAAGCTCGTACGGCATCGGCTCCTTCGGCCGTCCCGCCAGCTCCCCCCTGGTATGCTTGAACAGCCGCATCCATTTGAAGTACCGTTCCGCCCGTTCCTCGTCGAAATCCCACGGCCGCCCCCCGCGCCCTCGCGCCTCGAGGTCGCCGAGGAAGCGCAGACACGCCCATTGATGCTTCTTGCAGGCGGCGATCCGCCCGTCGATAACCGCTTTGGAATAGTCCGAGAGTTCCGAGATAACCGCGCCCATCGCCTAAACTCCGCCGAAGCCGGCAAGTTCGAGCTGCGAAGGGGCCTTCGCTTTCGGCTCCGGCGGCAGCCCGCGCCTCTTGGCCAGCGGATTCAGATAAAGCCTGTCCTCCAGCGAACGGATGAGCGACCGCTTGCTGTCTATGGCGCGATTGACGGCAAGTATCTCTTTCAGGCCGCCGCCCTCGGCGATCAGGCCGTCATGGATCTTACGGAGGGCGGCCTCTTCCGAACACAGAAAGCAGTAGCGGGAGATCACGCCGACATCGGAAAGCCCGATTATAGTCCTTGCCTTCGAAAAGCTTTTTGAGCTCTTTCCACTTGGCCCTGGCGACGGGGTCGGCCTTGACGACCGAGGGCATACAGATGCGCCCTTCGTTCAGGCGGACAGGATCCGGAGCCCGAGCGGCCTGATCCGCGCGGCTGAGCCTCTTCTTTTCGAGCTGCCGTTTGATATCCACCCTCGGCCGTCCTGCCGGCATAAAAAACCGCTCCCGATTAATTTTGGCACATTTTTGCGCGCGAGGCTCCGCGGTACGGTCTACGGACGAAACGCTCCGAACTTTCAACCGCCCCTCCCCTCGACGCGCGGCGACGACATACTAAATATATCTAAATCCACGAGGAAACGCAATAAAAATAACGGACGGCTTTAAGCCACTCAGACGGTACAAAAGAACGCCGCGCCGCCGAAAGGACGTTTTACGACGGAGAACCGACGCGGGAAAGCCTTAATCCGACGGATAGGAACGACGACAGAAGCGTTTAAGCGGTCGGGTAGGGACACAGGCCGTCCGAACGAAAGAACGCTTAGAATCGCGCGTTATTTGAAGAAGACTGACGAACGAGGGGAGCGGGTAGAAATTTATACGAATGGACGGAAAAGGGTCGGCCGCTTCGACGGGGGAAAAATAAAGACGCTGAAACCGCCATCGCCTCGTCAGTGAGATAGAGAACGCAGCTGCTGTTTATATATACCCTTTAGGGTATATAACAGCTGCTGTATTCTCTACTGCGGGTGATGTGCGCCGCGCGAAAAGCGCATGCCCTTGTGGTGTCTACCAGTCGAAACCACAATATATAGTGTTTTGCCGTGTCCACGTCGTATTAATACTACTTAATTGATGGGAATTATCCGTCGGAACCGATACACAAGACAGCGGAGAAAACGGCCAAATTGCGCCGTTTAGCGGGTTAACGCGTTCGGATAGCATAGCTGAACGCAGTGATATACTACGTGGAAAACAGCGAAAAACGCTTGACACGTTAGGGTGGTTTTATCTATAGTCATTTATAGTAGTTACCGTTTATTGCGTCTTCGGGCCGATTGTGGCGTTTGTAACGTTTAAAACCTTTAAAAGTTATCTTTTGCGGATTTTTAGCGGGCGGCAGCTTTTTGCAAAATTTCAGCAAGTCGAGGGTTTTTGCAAAAATTTTGCAAGTTTTGCTTTTGCAAAATTCAGCGATTGCAGAATTCTTGCAAAATTATGGCAAGCGTTTTCGGGGCGAAAATTATGGAGATGGCGGGGCGGCCGCAGGAGTCTGGGGCTGTTTAAGGGCGTTTTGCTTGAGGGTAAATACTGCTTTTTTAAGCTCTTCGATCTTTGCGAGTTGCCGGTTGTAAGTTTCTAAGCAGAATATCTCATGGGCGAGCGCCAAAACAAACAGTAAATCGTTTTTGCGCGCATGGTACAGCTCTACAGCCCAATTATCTATATATTTACCCGTACCTTTTAAAGTTTCAGGATAGCGGATGGCGTAGTTATTAGCTCTCCAATAATCTACCACTTGCGTATTTTGCGGGTTTTCATAATCATCGTCTATCATATTAACCAAAATGATCTGCCCGGCGGTCAGCGATAAGTGTTCCCTGACTGTTTTTCTTACGGAAGGGTTTCCGTCTACCGAACTGGTATCCAATCCCTTCAGGATAGCGATCATAAAAGCGGCGGCGCATTTATGTCGATCAAGCAACCCCTTTTCATCGACCATAAACGCTTTTTTCGCCTTCCGCCTTACCTCTTCATATTCAGCTTTGACAGCTTCTTGTGAGGCTTCAATGACTTTGCAAATATCCACCTTAAATTGAACATTTTTCTGCGCGGCTTGCTTCAAGGCATCGAACAGAGATTCAAACGTCGCATCATTCGCCATATTAAAGCACCGCCTCGCCTATTATAAAGCCCGTGTCCACTACTATGAGCTTCCCGCCTTTACGCTTGACCGCCTCGTCAAGGATAACATCCTCGTTATCGAGCTGGGTTGAGATCGGCTCGCCTATCGCCTCCATTATACCCATGTCCGGCACTATTAACTTGCCACCGCGATGCGCGACGAGAACGTCGAGCGCATCCGCCTCTAAGGTATCAGTAATCATTTAGGATAGCTCCTCTGCGGCTAGCGCCGCCAAATATAACAGTCGGATTCCGCCCGGCGGGTTTATGGCCCGCAGCCGGCCGCCTATATTACGAATCCCGCCTTATAAAAATGTTAAATAGCGTAAGCGGTTTGCAAATATTTTATTTACGGCGGCCGCAAGGCGCATATAAGGATAATTTAAGATTATTCGTCGTTTTATGCCTATTTTTATGATTTTCGGCCGTTTTTCGGCATAACTTTAGGCGTTTTAACGCGCTTTTCGCGGCTATTCGGTCATGTCCTGCCCGTCGGCCGCCGAGGCGGTCTGTCGCTTGTTGCCGTCGTTTTGCGCCGTTTGGTGTCGCTTTGCGTCGTTTTGCGTCGGACGGATCCCGAACACGTCCCACAGCCGCCCGACCAGCCGAGCCGACCGAAAAACCCGCCGCCATAATATAATAGGCGGATCTACCCGTATTTTTTCAGGATGTCGTGCCGCCCTACGTCGTGGATAATTATCACGTCATCGTCCATCTCCCAAATTACACGGATACCCATACTGACGCTACTTTCATAGAAATCCTCGAACCGGTGCAGCCTTTGGGTACGTAACGACCGATGGGCGGGATTAGCCTTTAAAATTTCGATTTTATGGTAAATTATACGCCGCTCGCTTTCGGAAAACCGAGCGAGACGGTCGAAAAACAAATCATCAAAAACTATCCTGTATTCCATAGTCAATCTACTTTAAACCCGCGCTCTTCAAACTGCTCGCGGACCGATTTCGGCTTAATCTCACCGGTCGCCAGCTTGGCCCTTATGACTTCGCCGTTCCTCCGCCATAAGTCCATGAGTTCGGGCGGATACTCCGAATCGCTTTCGGGGACGTCTAAAACGCGTTTTGTTTCAGTCAGCATAATTAAAACCTCCTATGCTTAAAATAAGTTATAACATAATATACATTTTAGGCGGGGACGCTGTCAAATATGTGCTGAAAATTTCAGGGGGCGGGGGAGGCAAGGTCGAAAATTGCTTATATAGTATTATATACTATATAAGCAAAACGCGAGCCGCCTGACCGGAAAAAGCGTTTCGACCCGCGCCAGTGCGCACGGGGGGCGCTTTTTGTAAAATAATGCGTGTGCAAGGATTTTGCGGGATTTAAGGACGTTTAGGCTAACCTTGCAAACCCTGCAAACCTTGTAAACCTTGCAAACGTAACAAGCGTAACGAATCCTATATGCCACAAGCGGCTGACCCGCGCCCTTTGAACATATCTCGGATGGTGTCGGCTTGCGCCTCGATGGTGCGCTGCTGTGAAACCACCAAAGCGCGGAGAACGGCGACCTCCTCGGACAGAGGAAATTCGCCGGGCGGCGCGGCTTTCACGTAAGGCTCCGCTTCCACCTCATGTAGTTTAGATTTAGACTCTAACACTTTAATTTTATCTATGACTTTAGCCGACGGCTCGCGAGCACCCGTTTCAAGCTGGGAGGCGTAGGAGCGCGTAACGTCCAGCGCCTTGGCTAGGTCTGTCTGTGTCCACTGATTAACTTTCCTAATTTGCCGCAAAATGACGGGATAATCCACAGAGAACCCCCTGCCCAAAGCACGAAAATAAAAAAGTGTTGACCTTTGAACAAATATTTGTTAAATTTATAACAAGGCTGTTGACTTTTAAACGTGCCTTGTTTATTTATACTTATCGGCCTAAAGTTTTAAAGACTTAACGGCTATCTCTAAAATAATAAAAGCCAAAGGAGGTAGGCTGATGCTATCCAAAAAGTTTTACACCCCGCAGGAGGTCGCCGATTACTGGGGAGTCAGCGACGTTACGGTGCTTGGGTGGATACATCAAGGTAAGTTGAGCGCGGCGAAAATAGGTAGCCTATATCGGCTTACGGAAGCGGACATTACCGCTTTCGAGCGCGTTCTGCCCGTCAAGAAGGAGGCGACCGCTGTATGAGGCGAAAGTATCGCCTAAATAACAAAGCGATTGACGCGATTCTCGCGGATGAGGGGCAGAACGCCGACTGGCTCGCGGGTTTGCTCGGCATTACGTACCAAGCCCTTTATTGTCGTCGCTACTACGCCAAGTGGTCGCGCGAGAAGACCGTCAAGGATATGGCGCAGGTGCTGGGCGCGTCGGTCGAGGAGATAACCATTCAGGAACCTTATAAAAAGGAGGAAAGACCGTGACCTACCAAACCAACCCCCTCCCCGCGTCCCGCGTCCGCGTGATCCGAAACGGCAAGCCCTACCCGTGGATCCCGCCCGAGGCGGGGCCGAAGCCCAAGGAGCGCGTCCGCGAGGCCTTCGACTACGGCGCGGATCCGGTGATCCCGCCGCCGAAGGGCGCGGGGATGTGCGCGCCGCGCCGCCGTCCCGGCCGCCCGGCCCGCCCCGTCGTCTGCTTACTCCGCGACGGGACGGAAACGCGCTACGGCTCCATACTCGAAGCGTCGGCGGCCACCGGCGTGAAGCCCAACGCGATACAGAATCAATGTTCGCGCGGCCGCTTCCGCGAATCGAGGGCGGCGGTCCGCTTCCGTTACGCGGACGGGGCCTGTACATAGTAAAAAGCTGTTTAACCTTAACATAAACTTCAACCCACGGAGGGCAAGGCCATGGGAAAGACAAGCGTTGAAACAAAGGGAACCGTCGAAAAGGCGGCGAAAGAGCAGTTGGCGAAGGAGTTGTTGATTGAGCGGCCGGGCTACACGGTTCAGCTGATACCTCTCGGCGAGATAGCCGTCGGGAAGAACGTCCGCCGCCGCGAAGATCGCGGGGCTGGAGGCCGTTCCGGCGCGCGTGTATCGGAATTTGACCCCGCGGCAGATTCTGGAAATTCAGATTTCCGAGAACATCCACCGCGCCGATCTGTCCCCGGTCGAGGAGGCCGAAGTCTACTCCCGCATGCGCGGCGAGCTCGGCATGGCGGCGGAGGACATCGCGCTCCGCGCCGGCAAGTCGCTGTCGCACGTCCGGCGCTACCAGAACCTGCTGTCGCTACCGGAGGACGTTCTCGCCAAAATCGACGGCGGGGAAATTCAGATATCGAAGGGGATATACCTCAGCACTTTGTCCGCGCACATCGTGGAAAAGCTTGTCAACGGGAATTACAAGTATCTGCTGGATAGGAGCGCGAAGGAGTTTGTTTCCCAAGTCCAGCGTCTGTTCATGCGCGAGCTCGACGGCGACCCGCCGTTCGACAAGGCCAAGGAGTACAGGTACGAGGGCGGCGTATACCCGCCCTGCGCGAAGTGCCCCGGCCGGAAGCAGATGGCGCTGTTCCCCGAGCTGATAGGGGAGAGCGGCTGCCCCGACGAAGAATGCTACTACGCGAAGCGGGACGCGGTCGAAGAGGAGAAGGAGGAAGAGAGGCGGAAAACCGCCCGCAAATCAGCAGGATCCGGCGGCGGGGGTGACGGGGACGGGGAGGATAACTGCTTCGGCGTGGACGACGATGACGACGAGGATGAGGAAGAGACGGAAGAGGAGCGCGCCGCGCGCTTGGAGTACGAAGCCGAACGCGCGGCGTTCGCCGTCGTCAGGGCGTATATCGTCTACGCTGTCTACAGCAACGCGCTTTACTGCGCCGACGAAATGACGGAGTGGCTCGGCTGCGAAACGTACGCCGAGCCCGAAGACGAAAAAGAGAAAGACTAGCCAAAAACATAAACGTCAACCGAAGGAGAAAAGCGTTATGAACAAGAAGATGACGGACGGTCTGCGGCTGTTCGCCGAGGGGCTGATCGAACTTTGCGCCGCCGCCGACGGCAAGCCGCCGATTGCGGCGGAGGTCAAGGCGGTTCCGCTTGCGGCCCCCGCGCCTAAACATGCGGAGCCCGCTGCGGTTCCCTCGGCGGTTCCCGCGCCGGAGGTCAAGGCGGTTCCGCCCGCGGCCCCCGCGCCCGCGCATACGGAACCCGAGGCCCTCACGCCGGAGCAGCTGCGCAAATGCTGCGCCAACATGCTCACCGATCTCGCAAAAGACGGCAAGGTCAAGAGCGTGGCGGAACCCATACTCTACCGCTTCGCCGCCAAGCTGTCTTTGGTGCCCGACGGCAGCCTCCCCGAACTTTACGCGGCGCTGGGCGAAGCATGCCCGCCGCCGTTTTGAAAGGAGGCTTGCGTTGAGCGAAAAACATTCAAGGCTGTCGCCGTCTAAGGCGCACCGCTATGTGCGGTGCCCGGTGTCGGTGTTAAGGGAAGAGGGATTCCCGCCGGACACGTCGCCCTACGCGGAGGAAGGCCGCCTCGCGCACGAACTCGCCGCCGCGAGGCTGACGGGCGCGCCCGATCCGATGCACGTGCCCTTAGACATGTTCGAGCCGGTTATGACGTACGTCGAAACGGTGCGGGCTATGTCGCGCGGCGCGTCGGTGACCCGCGTGGAAACGCGGGTGCGCTTAGACGCGGTGCTCGACGAGGGGGAAAGCGGAACCGTCGATTTCTTCGCCGTCCTCGGCAAGGAGCTCCAGGTCCACGACTTGAAGTACGGAAAGGGCGTTCCGGTGGAAGCCGACGGCAACGAGCAGCTCATCCTCTACGGGCTGGGCGCGCTGCCGATCGCGGAGATGCTGGGCGAGATAGAGAGCGTGCGCCTCGTCATCCACATGCCGCGCCGCGACGGCGGCTTCGTGTCGGAGAAGGTTTACACCGTCGCGGAGATGTACGGCATGGTCGAGAAGTTCCGCTCCGTCGTCGAGATCATCCAGGGCCTAAGCAAGGACGATCCCGCCAATCCCGGCGCAAAGCAGTGCCGTTTCTGCAATAAGCATTTGAAAGCGGTCTGTCCCGAGCTCAAGGCGGTTCCCGCGGCGGCGGTCGCCGACTTCGACGACGTAGATTCCGTCGCCGGCGGCGTCGCCGCTTACGGCATGGAAAAGCTGGCCGAGAGCTACGCGCTTCTCGACCTGGCGGCCGTCTGGGCGAAGGCCGTGGCGGACGAGGCCATGACGCGCATGCTGAACGGCGAAGCCATGCCGGGCTACAAGCTCGTCGCCGGACGGCCGGGCAACAGAACCTGGACGGACGACGCGGCGGCGGAGGCGCGGCTGAAAGCGATGCGGCTGAAAGGTGGGGGGCTAAGGCCGACGCGTTACTCGCGGAGGCGCGGGCTAAGGACAAAATCTGCTTGAGAGACGGCGACTTAAAGCCGTATGAGGGTTTCGCGGGTTGCTTCGCCGTCAAAGCGAGTAACAAGATCAAGCCGACGGTTTACGATGTAGACAAATCGCCGCTTGACGAATCGTCAGGCAAGCTTTACGCCGGTTGCTACGTGGACGTAAAGTTGAGTATAAAGGCGTGGGAGGCCAACGGCGGTAAAGGCGTAAGCGCTTATTTGAAAGGCGTCCGCTTCGTTAGGGAAGGCGACGCTTTCGCGGGCGGCGGCGTTGCGCGTGCGGACGACTTCGACGACATCGCCGTGTCGGACGGAGGGAGCGTCGCGGATTACTTGCTGTAGCCTTTTCGCTTCCCGCCGTATCGCGGCGGCGGGAAGCTTGCCATCAAAAAAAGAAAGGCAAGGAGCCATGAAAAAACTTTTTATCGACATCGAAACGTACAATGGGAAGACCGACCTGCGGACGCGCGGCCTGTACCGTTACGCCGAAGACGCGGAGATAACGCTCGTAGGCTACGCGATAGACGACGGGCCCGCGAAGGTGTGGGATGTTACATTAGACACGTCCGTTCCCGCCGACTTGTTTGACTTAGCGTATAGACACGAAAAAGATACATATCAAATCATAGCGCATAACGCCGCATTCGAGCGTACCGTTTTCGGACATCAAAAAAGCGAGGGCATCTATAAGATATTGGCTAATCAAGACAGCTGGCATTGCACGATGGCGCAGGCTTTGGCGCACGGTCTGCCGGGCGGGTTGCCGTATCTATCCGACATCTTCAAACTGCCGAGCGACAAAGCGAAAGACCCGGAGGGCCGCTTGCTGGTCAATCTTTTCTGCAAACCCCGCGACGGCAAACGCGCCTCGCGCTCCGCTCATCCGGCCGAATGGGAAAAGTTCAGGGAATACTGCCGTCGCGACGTAGAAGCCGAACGCGCGCTGTACCTCAAGCTCCCCGCTTGGAATTGCAGTCAAAGCGAACTTGATATAGTCAATCTCGACTACGAGATAAACTCGCGCGGCTTCCGGGTAGACGTAGAGCTCGCGGAAGCCGCCGTCGCGATAGTCAAAAAGGAGAAGCAGACGCGCGACAATAAAGCGTTCGAGCTTACCGGCGGCCGCGTGACTTCGGGGACGCAGCGCGACAGGATGCTTGAGCACATCCTGAAGGAATACGGCGTGGCCCTGCCCGACATGGCGGAGAGCACGTTGACGCGCCGCATCGAAGACCCCGATCTCCCGACGGCCGTCAAGGAGCTGATCGCGCTACGGCTGGCCTCGGCCGGCACGTCCGCGAAAAAGTATCAGGCGCTTCTCGACAGCGTCTCGTCCGACGGGCGGCTGCGCGGCACGCTGCAATACTGCGGCGCGTCGCGGACGGGACGGTGGACGGGCAGGATATTCCAACCGCAGAACCTGCCGCGCCCGTCGTTCGGCAATGACGAAATCGACGCGGGGATAAAAGCGATAAAAGCCGGAAGCGCGGAGTACATTTATGACGACGTGACCGCGATGGCTTCATCGGCGTTGCGCGGCGTGATCGTCGCACCCGAAGGCAAGAAGCTCGCCGTCGCGGATTTGGCGAGCATAGAGGGGCGCGTCCTCGCGTGGCTCGCGGGGGAAGATTGGAAAGTCAAAGCGTACGCCGATTTCGATAACGGCGCGGGTTACGACATGTACACGCGGACTTACGCGCGGATCGTGAACAAAGACCCCGCCGAGGTGACGAAAAAGGAACGGCAGCTAGGCAAAGTGCTGGAACTCGCCCTCGGCTACGGCGGCGGGGTCGGCGCGTTCTCCACGTTCGCGGACGCGTATCATATCGACCTGTCGGAACTCGCGGCGGACATGCCGCAATACGCGATGGCCGACAGACACAACGCCAAAGAGCTTTGGGACAAAGCCGTGGAGCGCGGCGAGACCTGCGGGCTGGAAATGAAAACGTATATCGCGTGCGACTGCGTAAAGAGAATGTGGCGGCGCGCCAATCCCGCGACCTGCGGGTTCTGGGCGGACGTAGAGAATGCCGCGCTGTCAGCTATAAACGACGCGGGCGCGAACAGCTGTCGCAAATGGGGCAAACTCGAATTCTCCCGCGTTGAGAAAAACTGGCTGCGCATTCTCCTGCCGTCGGGGCGGTATCTATGCTACGCCGGCGCGAAAAGCGACGGGGGGAAAATCCGCTACCTCGGCAGCGATACGTACACGCGCCGCTGGGGCTATCTGTCAACTTACGGCGGGAAGCTCGCGGAAAACATCGTGCAGGCCGTAAGCCGCGACATCCTGGCGCACGGAATGGTCAAAGCGGAGGCCGAAGGCTTTAGGGCGGTTCTGTCGATACATGACGAGCTGATAACGGAAGTTCCCGACGACGGGAAATATTCGTCGGGCCGCCTGTCGCAATTAATGTCGTCCGCGCCGTCATGGGCGGAAGGTCTGCCCCTCGCGGCGGCGGGATTCGAAGCCGAGAGATACAGAAAGGATTGACGAAATGAAATTAATACCCGGAAGGCGCAGACCCGTCATGCCGCGCGCGGAATGGACGGCCGATAAAGTCATAACGGCGATCGCGGCCGCGCTGCTTCTGCTGACGCTTATCGCGGGAGCGGCGCGATGAACTCAAAGACCGAGTCTTCGATAGAGCGCGGTTACTGCGCCTCGGTGCGCGGGAAAGGCGGCGAGGCCTACAAGTTCGTCTCGCCCGCCAGGCGCGGAGCGCCCGACCGTTTGACGCTCTACCCGATACCGCCGGAGCATCGCGCCGTCGTCGCGCGGTACGCGCGTTTCGTAGAGTTCAAAGCGCCGGGCAAGAAGCCGACGCGGGCGCAGAAAAGAGAGCACGAACGTCTGCGCGAAATGGGATTCATCGTTGACATCGTTGACAATTTAAAGGATTGACGAATGGAATTTAAGCCGAGGCCGTACCAGCTTCTTATCGCCGAGCACATACTCAAACATCCGCGCTGCGCCGTGTGGGCCGGCATGGGCATGGGGAAAACGTCGGCGGTGCTTTACGCGCTGAGCGCGCTGCGCCTATTAGACGACAATCCCACGCTGATCGTCGCGCCGCTGCGCGTCGCCGCGTCGGTATGGCCGGCGGAGGCGCGGAAGTGGGACTGCTTCAAAGATATGGACATCGTGCCGATCGTCGGCTCCCCCGCCGATCGCCGCCGCGCCTTGCAGATTCCCACCGAATTCCATACTGTCAATTACGACAATTTGCCGTGGCTGGTTGACGAAGTCGGCGGCCCCGAAGGGTGGCGGTGGAAAACCGTCGTCGCCGACGAGTCCACGCGGCTCAAATCTTTCCGCCTCGGCGGGCACGGCGGGCAAAGGGCGAGGGCGCTGTCCAAAGTCGCCTTCGGCGGCGACGCGGCCGCCGATTTGTTTGACAAGAAGAACAAGGGCGAATCGTCGGACGTGAGGCGTTTCTCTTACATCGAGCGTTTCATCGAGCTTACGGGAACGCCGTCGCCCAACGGGCTTTTGGACTTGTGGGGGCCTTTATGGTTTTTGGACAGGGGCGCGAGGCTTGGGCGCACATTTACGGCTTACTCCCGTCGGTGGTTCGCGCCTAAGCACGCCTTTTCCCAGGAGCTCGCGCCGCTCCCCCATGCGGCGAAGGAGATAACGACGAAAGCGGCGGACATCTGCCTGAGCGTCCGCGCCCAAGATTATTTCCCGCTGAAAGAGCCTATCGTCGTAGACGTGCCGGCGGAGCTGCCGCCCGAAGCGCGGAAGATTTACGACGCGATGGAAAAGGAAATGTACGCGGAACTCTCGACGGGAAAAGTCGAAGCGGCGATGGCGGCGGCCAAAACAATCAAATGCCTGCAGATAGCCAACGGCGCGGTCTATCTCGACAGCGAAACGGGCTACGAAGAGATACACGACGCGAAATTCGCCGCGCTCGACGACGTTATCGAAGAAGCGGCCGGCGCGCCGGTACTGGTCGCCTATCATTTCAAAACGGATCTGATACGGCTCAAAGCGCGTTATCCGCAGGGGCGCGAACTCGGCAAAGACGCGTCTGTCATAAACGACTGGAACGCGGGGAAAATACCGCTGCTGTTCGTGCATCCCGCGTCGGCGGGGCACGGGCTGAACTTGCAGGACGGCGGGAATATAGTCGCGATGTTCGGGCACTGGTGGGATCTGGAGCAGTACCTGCAAGTGATAGAGCGCATCGGGCCGGTGCGCCAAATGCAGGCGGGGCGCGACAGGCCCGTCTACATCTACAACATCCGCGCCGTCGATACGGTAGACGATTTGGTGATCGCGAGCCGCGCCGATAAACGCCGGGTGCAGGACATGCTGCTGGACGCGGCGCGAAAGCGGGGCGGCAATGGTCTATAGATACTCTGCGGACTTAGCGCTTAAAATGAATAGGTTAGGATATACTATTCTGCCTATAAAATCGCGCGGTAAAGCGCCGGCCGCGACCGGGTGGAATAAACCCGGCTACACGCCGCCCTTGACGGGATTCGAAGACAACGGCATCGGTATCCGTTGCTGTTGCGGCGATTACCCGATTATCGCCATTGATATAGACGTTACGGATTCGGGTATAGCGAAGAAGATGCGCGGGTACGTCGATGGGCTGACCGGAGGAGTACGCGCGCCGTACCGCGTCGGCAACGCGCCGAAGTTCATTATCGTCTGCCGGACGGCAAAGCCGACGCTGAAAAAGCATTCGCAAAAATACGGCTGCGGCCTCATAGAAATACTGGCGCAAGGTCAGCAGTTCGTCGCGGCGGGAATCCACCCGGTCACGGAAAAGGAATACGAATGGCCGGAGGGCTCCGTCTTCGAGCGGCCGGCTTCGTCGCTGCCCTTGCTGACGGACGCGCAAACCGACATGATACTCCGCGAGTTCGAGCGGATCGCCGAGGCTGACGGCCTGAAGCCGGCAAAAGCCGCTGCGGGACACGCGGAAGATTTGGCGCCTTACGACCCGGAAGACCCTCTCGACGCGTCGCGCCCCCTTGAAGACTACCCGCTCGAAGACGCGGTTATCGACCTTTATAAGATTTCGCCGAATTGCGGGCGCGACGAATGGGTGCGCACGGGGATGGCGCTGCATCATCAATACGGCGGTTCGGCGGAGGGTTTGAGAATATGGAAGGAGTGGTCGCGGCACGGCGCGGAGAAGTTCGTCGAGGGCGACCCGGAAAAGCAATGGGCGTCCTTCCGCGAAAAGGAGGGCGTGCGGCCGGTCACCGCCGCGACGCTGAAGATGATGGCGGCCGACGCGGAGACGCCCGAAGTATCGGACGAGGAGCTGGACAAGATAGCGAACGCGCCGCGCGCGGCGATCGAGAATCGTATCGATAACGAAAACGGCGGCGGGGAACCGGACGACGGCAACGTTTTCCGCAAATTGAACTGGTCGGTCGGACGCTTCAAGCGCGAGCCCGACCCGCTCGATACCGTGATTGACGGGCTTATGCCGCTGGGCTCCGTGGGTATGCTCTACTCGATGGGCGGCGCGGGCAAGTCCACGCTCGCGCTGTTCCTGGCTCTCCGCGTTGCGTTGGCCAACGTCTACGACTGCGACTTCCTCGGCCGTTTCGTCAACCCGGGCCGCGTCGCCCTGCTCTCGGCGGAGGATCCCGACAGTATAATCAACCGCCGCTACAGCGCGATACTGAAACAGACTGCGGCCGATCTCGAAATAGACTACGGCGACGCGCACGCCGCCGCCGAAAAATATTTATCGCTCGCCTCCACCAACGACAGCGACGTCGGGCCGTTCTTCAAAGTCGATTTCAGGGGGACGGTCAAACCTACGGCGAGCTACGCGCAGCTGCTGGCGTACTTGAAGGGAATACCCGATTTGAGACTGATAATCATCGACACGAAAATCCAGTACTCCCCCGTTGATGAAATAGACAACGTGGCGGCCACGCGTGAGATAAGGTATTACGAGCGCATAGCGAAGACGACGGGGGCGACGGTGCTGCTGCTGCATCACACCAACAAGGCTTCGCGCAACGGCGAGGGCGCGGGGGCGCAGGCCTATCGCGGCGGTTCGGCGGCCTTCGACGCATGCCGTTTCGCCTTCTACCTGCGGGCGTGCGCGCCCAAGGAGCTGGAGGCGCAGGGCATAGATACTGACGACCCGAACGGTTATTTGATACTCGAGAACACCAAAAACAACTACCTGCCTATAAGCCCGACGCTGCTGCTCGAGCGGCGGGGGTGCGGCTTCACGGCGCGGACGCTCCGTTCGAAGGCGGAAAAAGCGGACGCGGCTATGGCGGAGGCTTGCGCGGCGCTGGAGGCTATGCGGGGGATAGGCCGGCCGGCCCTGCGGCGGGAGATAGAGGAGGCCGTCCGCGCCGAACGGGGACGCGGTTGGAACGGCGCGGCGGGGGCGCTGCGTCTGCTGGAGGCGGAGGGCTTAGCCGAAAAGGCCAGGGACGGGCAGCGGTACAGGTACGCGGTCACGGCCAAAGGCCGGAACTTCAACATTCAGACGGATTTGCGCGATGAGTGACGGAGATACTATATTGCCTGACGTGGACGTTCCCGGCAGAAAGGGAGATATCGTGGGCATGTACTACGACGAACCCCGGCAGTGCTGGCGGCTGAACTACCCTTGCAGGATCAACGGCAAGGCTACCCATCTCAAGGCTACGGTGCCGGGGCCGAAATCGCGCAGAACCCAGATGGAGGCGATGCGCAAGCTGATCGAAATGCAGGATCGGGCGCAGGGCCCGCTGGGCTCTTTGAAATTCAAGGACGTAGTCGATAAGTGGCTGGAAAGCAACAAGCACCTTCGGCGCGGGATCTTGACGACGGTCAACCACATCCGAAACGGTCTGGGCGGCAAGAAGCTGCACGGATTCAAGGAGGAGTTCCTGAAGTGGATCGCCGCCGAGGAAAAGCGGGAGGTGACGGTCTGGCGGCGCGAGAAGGGCAAGCTCAAACTGTGCGGCACCGGCAAGAGGCTGTCGCGCGGCACCGTCCAGGCTTACAAGCGTTACGTCAAGGTGATGCTGCGCTTCTGCGGCCACGGCGCGCTGTTCGACGGAATAACCATAGGCCGGCGCGTCATCCGCCGCCGTCCGCTGGAGCCGTGGGAGATGCTGCGCCTCGAGGAGTCGTGCCGCAAGCTGTTCCCGTGGTTCTACCCGGCGTTCGACTTCGCGCGGTGCAATCCGATACGGCCGGAGGATCAGTTCGCGCTGACGGTCGAGGAGCATCTGAAGGGCGGCCGCCTGATTTACGCGCCGAAGAAAACGTATCCGAAAACCGGGCTTATGGCCTATCCCATCCGGTGGGAGCATCAGACGCCCTGGTACGAAAGCCTCGTGTCGGGCCCGCTGTTCCCGCGTCCCGGCGGGGGATCGATGTTCGGCAAGTCGTGCTACTACCGGTGGATTTGGAACAAGATCCGCCTCGACGCGGAACTGCCCGACGTGCAGTTCTACGACCTCCGCCATCACGCCGTAGGGTGGATGAGATCGTGCGGGATAGAAGACTGGCGCATAGCGAAAGCGGCGGGCTGGGCGTCTACGGAAATGCTCGTAGACTACGATCCCGACAACCGTCATCTTATCAACGAGTACGACAAAGCGCAGGACGGCGTAGTGGCTTGTAGCACCGATTGTAGCACTTACCGTCATACCGCGTTGTAAGCAGTCAAGCAAAACGGGGCGTAAATCGTTGAGGGTCAAGCGGTTAACGGAAAGCCGGGAAGCAGACTCGAACTGCCGACCTGCTGATTACGAATCAGCTGCTCTACCGACTGAGCTATCCCGGCGCGTATTGTGTAT